CTCCGCGGGGCTGGATGGTGCGTAAATCCCCTTCCGGCCAGCTCACGATATGCCAGGGTAAAAGCGTTGCATCGCATAGCGCTTTATCCAGTTCGCTGGGCTGCGTCGTTGCATCAGGGTGGCTGTGAGCGATGGCGATCACCGTACCCCAGTCCTCAGCAGCGGCGTAATCTTCCGGGCAAAGGACAAAATTGTCCTCCGGCGCCGCGGCAAGATTCTGGCACGGAAAATAACGTTCAACACGGCTCTTCTGCGCCACCACGCCGCAGCACTCACGAGGATATTCAGCTGCAGCATGCGCCATAATCGCATCGAGGGTTTTCTGACGCATATCAGCTCCTGATCAACGACGTGCCCGGGAAGCCACCAAACGAGAGTTCGTTATTTTCGCCGAACCGGAGTTTGCAGGCTGTCAGTGTACCGTTGCACTCATCCAGCGACGGATCGCTGACGGGATTGTTGTTTTTGTCGAAATAGCGCGTACCTGCATAGTCACATCCGTCGCCGGTGCGGTACTTATTCCGGATGCACCAGGTGCACAAAGAATGGAGCTGGCGCGTCGGTATCATTAGCCCCTGCAGGTCCATCGGGCTGGAGAGCGTAAACTCAACCACTTCATTGGTTTCGCTGCTCTTTGCATCGATATAGAAAACCTTCAGTTTTTCCTGCGTCGGATCGGCTGAAAGGTTGCCGCCATCAAAGTTTTTAGCATCAAGGTACTTGCCCAGGGTATCGTGGATAGTCACTTTCGCCTGCAACAGATCGTCATAGGCCAGACACAGGGCTGTGATGGAACTGTCGAGGTTCGCTACTGATAATTTAGGCTGCGCGCTGCTCCCGCTGGTAGATGCCTCAATGCCCTCAATCCTGCAGGGCCACGCTTTATATTCTTCTCCCTGCCACCAGACTGATTTTGCCGGCAGCTTATTTTCATTCCCGCCGGCAGCGGCAATTTCTGCCTCGGTATGCGCGAGGCTGTAGCTGTGAAAACGCAGAACTTCGCCTGTTCCAAAGGCCGTGCCGTCGACCTCAAAAAGCCTGACCTCATCACCGGGTTCAAGCTTCTGGTAATCACTGTTTAAACTCATGGTGCAAACGCCTGTTCAAAAGTTGCGGAGAGGTTATATTTTCTGGCGCCAAGCGGCGTCGGCGTGTAGGTGTTGCAGCGGTAGAGTCCCAGCGGCTCAAGCGGCGGGCGCCACGAAAATGACCGGGTGCCACCGTGGCGATCCAGAAATGCTTTGATTTCTGCGATATAGCCTTCATCGCCGGTAAACTCCATTGTCCATTTCTGCGATCTGGGATTGAGCCCGTCCCCTGACACCTGCTTATAGCTGTCGCCGAACTGCGCGTTGCGCGTCCGGAATGTCACCTCCTGCTGCGCATTAATACGTGGGCACCACGTAAATTCTTCAATAGCCATCAGCGATTACCTCTAGCCAGATTCCAGATATTGCCGCCGGGTGCCAGATCACGACCAATAAGCTCCCGGTAGCGGCGATCGATAAACGCACCCGCTTCCCGCCCAAGCTGTTCGTAACCCGGCGTCGCCGTACTCTTGTTCCCGCTGTCCGTGATATAGACATTCACCTGGGGCGCAGCACCGGCAGCGGTCGACACGTTATTCACGCCTGAACCGACGGCGCGAACCCCCAGAGAACCATCAGATGCACGTGTGAGCGGCATGATGGCCTCCGGCCCGGCTTCAGCAAACACCCCTGCCCCCTGAGCAAAAGCGAAAAACTGTGGGGAGTTATAGATGCCATTACTGTAGGTACTCAGGGAGGGCGAATCATATACGCCACCCAGCGCATTTGGGGTGAAGGAAGGTACTGCAAATGACTGACCTGCAGGCGAAGCACCTGCACCGCCTCCCGAGAAAAAGCTGGTAACGCCACCCACAAGCGATCCAATCAGTCCGGAAGATGATGAAACGCTACCCACGATGCTGACAGCAGCCATCTGCAGAGCGACTTTTTCAATGATCTGAAGGACGGAAATGCCCCATGACTTCCAGGAGACTTTGTTTCCCTCAAGCATGGACGTGACGTTACTGAATGCGCCATCAAGCGACGATTTCACACCATCAGAGACGGTTCCCGCGATGTTAGTCATCTCATCGAACCAGCTGGCATAGCCGCGCGATACACCGTTTCGCCAGTTCGATTCAGACGCCGCAATTTCCCGGTATTTTTTATCGAGGCTGGCCAGCGCCATTTCTTTTTCATGGAAAGCCTGAGCACTCTGATCAGTTTTTGAATAGACGCGCTCAACCTGCTGTGTTTCTTCATACCGTTGCTTTTGACGATCCCCCATTCCGGCCGTTTTTACTGAAAATTCAGCCTCGTCACTGAATTTACGGCTCGCCTCCCGGAGGTCTTTCAGCGCATCAGCCTGTTCACGGATCTTCCTGACATGATTGTCTGCAAGCTGAGTCAGTCTGGCCAGCTCAGCAGACTGCGCGCGTATCGCGGTGCGCTGCTCTTCCGTCCATTTTGCCCCGGTCTGGTTAGCGGCAGCGTAGAGTTCTGCTGCCTGTTCACCCTCTTTAGCCCGGACTTTCTGCACTTCGATTGCGACACTGAGATCGGCGATTTTACGGCTGTACTGCTCAGCAGTTTGCGCTGCTTCCCGCTGTGCCTTACCGGCGTCGCGTGTGGACTCGGCCTGCGCCTTTTGTGCAGCAGCAAGGCTCTGGGATTTGTTGTACTCATCGATTGCAGCCTGCCGCCATCCCGCGGCAAATTTGGAGTTCTCAGGGCCGGTCTTTCCCATCTTCTGCAGTTCAAAATCGACCTGCCGGTTTACTTTGTCCAGACCGGTTAACCCGGCCAGCTCCGCCGTCTGCTGTTTTTGTAGCAGTGCCTGCTTGTCATTATCCGATACCGGCGCCTGCGGGATGGCAAAAGGCGCTTTAATCAACTGGCTGCGCGAAGCCAGTAACTGGTTGCCAAGCCCGAGCAGCCTGTTGAAGTCCTCATATTGCCCGTTCATCATCAGCAGAGACTGGTATTGCGCATTCTGCCGCCAGGCATGCTCACGAATTAAATCATTTCTGCGACGCTCAATCGCTTCGAGAGCCTGCTGAATACCGCGCGATTTCTCGCGCATCTGGTTGAGTTTATCTTCTTCAACGGTCAGCTGATCGGTCAGAATCCCCATCGCTTTAACGATGTTGAGATCGTTATCACCGGTCATCCCCGGCTGCCCGCGCGTTTTATTCAGGTCATCAAGCTGCCTTTTAACAGCAGCAATGGCTTTTTCCTGCTCGTCAATCAGCCGGTTCTGCTCCACGAGAGCCTGGACTGTTTTACCGCGATTATCCTCTGCTTCAGGCAGAGTCATTGCCCGTGTTTTCTGGCTGACCTCATCAATGGTTTTTGCGTATTCCTGCGCGGATTGTCTGGCCTGCTCCTGATTCTGGTACATCGCGTACCATGCGCCGGCACCAAGCATTACCAGTCCGGGAATGCCACCAATCAGCCCCATGGCGCCGCCAAGAAGTCGGGTGCCGACGCTGGTGACGCCGTTCAGGTTATTCTGGGCGGTCACGCGGTTTGCGATGTTGTTATTGAGCCCTGTCTGGGCAGCGGCCAGACGTCGTTCAGCCACTGCCTGAGCATCAGTGCTTTTAGCGGCAACCAGTGCCGCCTGCGCACGCTCCAGTGCGGAACGCGCCTTTACTTTCTCCGTTGCGGTGCCGCTGGCCTGTGCAGCCGTCAGCCGGGCCTGTGCCGCTGTCACTTTCGCCTCTGCCGCGGCGACACGCTCCTGCTGGGCCGCCTGAACATCAGCGCTTTTTGCGCGCTGTAGTGCCTGCTGCGCGCGATACACGTCGGCGCGTGCTGCGGCCACAGAAGATTGTGCCGCTCTGTCCTGTGCCACGGCCAGTGCAACTTCTGATTTTGCTGCCGCGATAAGAGAGGTGGTGGCGCCGGTGGCACTGGTAACAATACCGCCAAGATATTTAGCAAGTCCCACGCCGACCAGTGCCCCGGCAACGGTGGTGATCGTCGCCATATTGTCGGCGACATCGTTCAGCGCACCGGTAACAGCGGATGAGGTCAGGCTGTCGAGCGTGGCAGCAAGGCCATCAAGGCCGCCGGATAACATATCGGTGGCGCCGGTGGCCTGGCTGATACCGCCCACCCAGGCCATAAAGGAGTTCGCAACTTTTTCCACAGATCCGGAAACCGTCTGCGGCATCGC